CCGGACACGTCACCCGCGAGCGCGAGCGCGCCGCCCGCCGTGCTTTTCAGGTCGGACAGTCCAGACTTTAGACCACGCTTGAAAGGACCGGGCGCGTTGGGGTCTAAAAAGAGATCGGTACCGGCTACCGGTTTGCTTGCATCGAGACCTACGCTCGATGCAAACAGGTCGTTGCCTGCCATGTTAGTTCATTCGCCCTTCTGCGCGTAGACGCGCGAGCACTGCCTCACGAGACATATTGTTGGCCTTCATTGTGGCAGTAATATCGGCCTCTGTCACCGGCTGGTTGACCTTCGGCGCGAGCGCCGTCTGGTTCTTGGTGTCCACGATCACCGGGTTGCCCATGGCATCCACGGTCACCTTCTTGTTCTTGTCTCCGGCATCGGCAACCGCAGCCGCGCCGCGCAGATATGTTCCGGTTGCTGCGAGCCCACGAGCTTGCGCTTCCTGCCGCTTAGTTTCGACCCCAGCCGTCTTCAGATAGCGATTGAAAGATTGTCCGGAAGCAGCCGTCGCGCCGCGCTGTGCTGCGACCTCGCCGGAGAACTTGGCGAGGCTGTTGAAAATGCCGCCTTTGGTACCGAGGACCGGCAGACTGGTCGAGGGTGTCGTCTCGCCCGTCTGATCGACCGGTGCAGCGGCAGCGGCGGGGACGCCGGTATTGAACGCCAATGTGCGGCCCGTGCGCGTGTTCACGGCACCGCCAGTCCCGAGAGCGGGGATCGGCTTCTTGCCGTTGATCAAGTCTTGTACTTCTTGCGGGGCCAACGCCGGGGCCCCGTAAGCCGTGACGCCCGCCGGGATGCTCGTGGACGGTGCGGCAGTCGGTGCGGCGGCAGCGTTAGCACCGCCATTCGGAGCAAGCGCGTGACCGGTACTGGCAAAAGGATTAAGGGTATTCCCGAGGTCCACCAGAGCGCCAGCAGACCGAACACCAAGATCGCGCGCAAAACGGAGCCCCGGAGAATCAAGGTTCGACGGACCGATGCCGAATCGTTTCTCGTAGTCCTCGGTGGGAGTCTCATAGGTCTTCCCCGCAGATTGCGCCGCGGTCAGGCCGATGCCGACTGCGCCGAGGGCGCGGCCTCCGACTCGCAGCGCACGAAGGGCCCGTTGCCCGAAGGTCAGCCCGCTCTCGGCAGCAGCGGTGGCAACAGGAGCAGGATTGGTAGCGGTCGGTGTGGAGATGGCCGGAGTTGTAGCGGCACCGGAGGCACCGCCGAAGCGCGAGCCCGCTGCCTCCATGCCGGTCACAGCGTCGGCACCGTACTTCGCGACCCGTGCCGCGCGGTTGGCCGCAGCGAGGTCAGCGCCGGGCGCAGCCGCGTTAGCGCCGCGCATGAGCTTCGTGACATCGCCCTCGAACTGAACTGTGCCGTCCGGATTGACAACCATGTCTCCTCCTTACGAATTCGTGATCTCTGCGGCCAGAGTCGTGATCGACCCCAGCGTAGCTTCGACGATGCTCTTGTAGAAGTTCGAGCCGAACTCCGAAGCGTGGAGCCGCACATCGGCGCTCCGCACCAGTGCTTCGAGTTTCACTCGCGCGGACTCCAGATTGATCTCCGCGGCCTTCGTGTTCCACGTGATGTTCGAGCCAAGTTCCTGAACCTGCAACTGGAACGCGGACTTCAGCGCATCCACCGACGTTGCGAAGGCAGAGATATCCGCCTTGTATGTGTCAATGGTAGCATTCAGCACGGCGACCTGCGAGGTAAGTGTCGCCCGGAATTGCTCGATCTGGGCCTGATACCCCGCCAGACGGGTACGGGCCTGCTCGGTTTCGGCGTTTAAATTCGCAACCTGCACGTCAGCCTTGACCTTCGAGCCCTGAACCTGCGCGTTGTAGGCACTAACCTCGGCCTCGAAGGCAGTGATCTTGGCCGTCTCGCCTTCGATCTGGGCCTTGTACATGTTGAACTCGGCGACCTTCGCCTGCACCTGTTGGGCGTAAGCGTCCACAAGCCCTCGGAAGGCATCCAGACGGAGACGTTCGATCCCGGCTTGGATCGATGCCGCTTCCATGCGCGTGCGGTAGATGCCGACGACCGCTTGGATGCCAGCGATCTGCGCGTTGTATGCGTCGATGGCGGCGCGCTGAACCTCTACGTCGAGCCGGGCTGCATCGATCTGGGCCTTGAAAATCTCGATCTGCGTGAGGGCAGCGCGTGTCTTCAGTTCGAAGACCTGTGCCTCGGCTTGGTACGACTGTACCCGCGCATTGTAGCGCGCGACGAGCGCGTTGAAGACTTGGATCGAGAACTCCAGCACAGCCTTGGACGCGTTAAGCGCCCGCTCCATGATGGAGTTGTGGAAGTTGATGAGGATGGCTTCCAGTTCTTTGGACTCGCGGATCGTGAACTGCCGGTTCTGTACGAACAGATCGGCGCGCTTGATCGCGATGTCGCGATTGATACTCGATACCTTGTCGGACAGGTCCTGCTGTGCGCGCTCGACCGCGATTGACAGGTCGCCGGGCAGGAGCGGGAAGCCGCGCTGAGCGTGGAACTGGATCAGTTGATCGACCGCTTGTTCGGCCGTGTCGAACTCGCGCGACCGGGCGCGCTCCCACATGGCAAGCTCGTCAGTGATATCGATGCCGTACCCGCCATTCAGGATGTCATTGAGCAGCTTGGCCTTCGTCGCGTCGAGGAGAGCCGATTCGTAAACTGCCTCGGCGAACTGAAACGTATCCGTCGGTGCGACGAGATCATCCACCGGCAGATTAGCATTGAAGAACGGCAGTTGAATCGTCGGCGCTGTCGGCAGGTTCGGCATCGTCACGCTAGGCGAGGCCGGGATCGTCACTACCGGAGCCTCGGGGATCACGGGATCGGTGATCAGCGGAGGAGTGGGCGCGGGCGGCAGCACGGCGCTCGGCGCGCTCGGCAGACTCAGGACCGGGGCGGACTTGAGGAAGTCCAGCACGGCAACCGGCACGACGGCGGTAAAGTCGAACGTCGGTGCGTCGGGAGCAGTGACCGTGATGCCGGGAATCGTGGGCCGGGTAGGACGCTGGCCGTCGAGTTCGGACTTCGCCGAATCGGTAATGCCAGAACGACCGTAGCCCAAATCAGCGGGCACGGTAACCGGGAAGTCCTGATTCGCGAGGTTAGCGACCTGATTGATGAACGCGTTGGCCTGCACCACCCAATCGGTGACGTAGGCTTGCTGACTCGCGATGATCTCAGGAACGGCCATGGTAGTCTCCCATTATACCACCCGGCGGTACGTCTTTTCCGGGTAGACCTGCACGTGTTCGAGGAGAAAGTCCGCGCCACCGACGTTCTCGACTCCGAACTGCCAGTAGGGCGACTTGGGCCCGCGGCCGACGGGGACGCGGCGCTGCTGTACGCCTGTGATGTTGTTCCACGGAAGCAGATACATCCGCTTCCCGTCCTGCGAGGTATAGGTCGAGAAGTGCACGTCACCGGTCGTCGAGTAGCCAGCGTAGATGCGCGGCACGCGCTTGTTGTAGCTCGTGCCGAAGCTCTCTGCGCCTGTGCGAACCATCGCGTCAATGCTGGCGGTCGCATCCTTATCTGCCGCCGTCAACTTCACCAAGCCAGCGTCCCCGGCCGCGAGCACGAGGTCCTGATACTCGGCGTAGCTATTGAAGTCGAAATTGCTGTACTCGGTGAGCCCCTTCTTCCGTACATTCAAGACCCATGTCCGGACGGCTGCGGCGATCTGGGAGATGCCATCGGCAGTCAGGATCGGGGCGAATAGAGACAGGTCCGCGGTGCCCACGTAAGGACCATACCCGACCGCATTCAGCGTGATCAACGGTAGCGGCTTGGACAGGCGCAGGGAGTTCCCGATGAAACCCGAAGACGTGAGGTACATCTTCGGCAAGTCGAGCAGCAAGGTACCGAGACTCTCGCTAAAGCCCGTGGTGCTAAGCCGCAGGAGAGGCAGCGTCAGTCCGGCAGCGGCCGGGACATTCAAACTCGCAATGGCCGAGAGGGTGAGGCGCGGAAGTGCCGCGAGGCCATCGGATACGGACCCGCCGATAAGGAACCCATCGGCGGTCAGTAGGGGAAGACCGAGATTCGCCCCGGTGGTACTTGCCTGCAACTGGAGCATCGGGAGCGTATCGTTGAGCGCACCGTCTAATCCGCCAAAGCCAGTTGTGGACATAGTAATGATGGGGAGCGCGGCATCAAGACCGATAATTCCCGAGACAACCCCATGTCCAGAGGCCGTCAGCGGCTCCATTACTGAGAGCGAATAGGCGGCAGAATGCCCCGTACCATTACCCGTTATCGGCAAGAACGATACGATACCGAAAGGAAGCGGACCCCCACTGGCCGCGGCTGTGAGGGCTTGCATGATACCTGCACCGAGACCATTATGTCCGCCAACAGCAGTAAAGGCAGGTAGGGTAACTGCACCAGCGGCGAGACGGAAACCACTAGCCGTCATCGCATTAAGAGAAACCGCGGCATTCCCATGGCTCGCTGCGGGCGGTGCATCCATACCAGCAAAACCGGCGGGGGGAGTAAATGTAAAGGCAGTCGCACCATTATTGATGGTAACTGCGGCTGCAACGGCTCCATTGCAACTATAGCCGAACATCCATCCGCTAGCACTGGTAATACCAGTAAAAGCTACTCCTTGGCTAACATTATCCTTGTAAAATGTGATCTGACCGGCATCCAAATCCATTGCAATGCCAATAGTATTTGCGGTACTATACGACGCGCCATAGCTAACATTGCCCGCGCCATTGGCTTTGGTACCGTCTGCGTTGTAAACATAGGCATCGGTAGTCCCGCCCAACGAAGCAGTCATGCTCGCAGAGGGATTACAGATACCCAGACGAACAAGAGTGACACTTGTAGCGATGGTAAGCTCGGCGTACCACTTACCAGAGGTTTTCTGAAGGGTGGTGCGAACTGCTTGCGGGACTCCACTACCGTCCGCAGTAGCAGTAAGATTCCCGTTTGAAAGGGTAATCCTTGCGCTCTTATTTGCGGGGTCGAATGTGACGGCCATTACAGGTGCTCCAAAGATATGATCCCCACACTGTTAAGTGTGGGGATTCTCATGGGAGGAATCGACCCTTTTATGAGGTCGGGAGCGTAACGGTGAACGTGTCGATGGTCTGCGTTGCCCCGTTTGCAATGGAGGTCGTCGAGAGATTCAATTCCGCGCCGGAGGTGGAGATCGCACCGTCCATACGCAGAACCGATTCGGTCGAATCAAGCGCGCCCGCATCCGAGACCGCGGCCTCGAACCGGAACCAGCCTGCCGTGCCAGTAGCGACTGACACTCCCGTCCATGTCTGCGAGGCCACTTTGGAGATAATCCCCGCAGCAACATCGCCCCAGAGCAAACCATTGACTGCCGTGACCCCGCTCGCCATATTGGATGCCGAGCCAAAGGAGATAGTTGTGCCGGTACCCGCGGGAACCCAAGTGTTCGGCAACGATCCGAAGCCCGGCTTGGCGGTCAATGTAATAACTCCCGTCGAGCCGGTAGTCGAGGCGGTGACGTAGGTGTTCTTCGGGTTATCATTGATCGCCTTCGCGACCAAGGTGGCCGTACCGGCGACCGTACCGTCCGAAGCCACGACGCTTCCCATGATCTCGATACCGTTGAGGGTAAAGGTATTCGCCGAACCCGAAGTACCGCTCAACGTCAGTGATCCAACTGACAGCACCTCACGCGTAAGCGCGCCCGATGAACTGGAATAGGTGCAAAGCAGCGTGCCCGTCGGGGCAGCGTCGGCGGTCGCGGGTTGTGCACCTGTGTAAATCTTCAGCACGCAGTTGGACATCGCATACTTGAAGGCGCGGCCTTTGAGTACAGAGTTGCGCAGAGCAGCGGAAAGTCGCAGAGCCATGTTGGTTTCTCCCTTTTACAGTCGGGGCGCTTAGGCCGCGGGCATCGTGAACGAGAACGTGGACAGCGTTTGCGTCGCGCCCGCCACGAAGTTGGTGTTCGACATGTTCAGGTCAGCGCCGGAAGTCGCGACCGTGCCATCGAGACGGATGAAGGTCTCGGCGCTATCGGCCACGCCAGCATCGGCTACCGAACCGAGCATACGGAACCAGCCAGCGGTACCCGTTTGCGCAGCGATACCCGACCAGACCGTGGTTGCGGGCTTCGAGATAACACCGCCGGATGCGTCATCGAACGTCAGGCCATTCGCAGCATCTGTGCCGCCGGTAAGGTCCGTGTCCGTCTTGGTGATCGTGGTGACCGTGGAGACCACAACGCCATTGCCCTGCGTGCCCAGTCCGGGCTTTGCGGTCAGCGTGATGGTTGCGGGCAGCGTGAATGATGCGACGAACTTGGTGTTCTTCGAGTTGTCGTTGATCGCCGAGATTACGTCAAGCGCCGTCTGTGCCAGCGTGCCATTGAAAGGCACTGCGGCGGGCAGGATAGAAATGGCATCCACCGTGATCGTGTTGACTGAACCTGCGCCGCCGCCGGTTAGCGCGACGCTACCCACCGCCTGAACCTCCGGGGTGAAGACACCCGCGTTCAACGTGATGGTGGCGAGGAGAGTTCCAGCGATAGCCGCATCCGGGCTGGCGGGCTTACTGCCCGTGTAAACCTGAATGCGGCTGTTGGCGAAGGCTTGCTTCAGTGCACCGCCTTCGAGAAGAAAATTGCGAAGTCCTGTGGAAAGGCCCAAGCTCATGTCGATCTCCTTTTGTTAGATATGTCGTTAAAACGCTGCGTTCGTGAAGCCTTCGGTTCCACGGAGCGTCACGACGTACTGAATGGTTCCGCCATGGTGACGCACAATCGCTGAACCTTCCTGCATAACCGGGAAGGCAAACCGCTCCTCGGTCAAGCTGACCAGCGAGCCGCCGTTAAGCCCGGCGACAATCCCCTTGGTGGTAACGAAGAATACAACCTGTCCTTGTTGGCCTTCGGCGAGATCGTCGGCTGGGCCATAGGCCGCGGTTCCAAGGATCGCGCCATGCACGGACTTTGTGACACGGGACCACTTCGACGGGTCGCGCCCATCGAGCCAAACTACCTCTGATTCCGTCCCTAAGTATACTCCGTCGTCCATGGGGGCGACAAGGGTTATACGCTCGGGAAACGGCAAGCCCTTGCGCAGATCGAATAGCTCCGGTGCGTAGGGCTCGCTACGATACAACGTGTTGCCGCGGGCGAGTAGGATGTGCCCGGCGAACTGAGCGATCAACCGGCTGGGCAGGGCGGGGCTCAGGAACTGGGTCGCAAGCGGCAGCGTGCCAGTGCGGGGCTCATCGTAGGTCGCGGTGGTGGCATTCACCGGCAGATTGAACAGGGCGAACGGCTGGTCACCGTTGACCGAAGTGACGTATAGTCGTTTAAATGCTACCTCAGAACTGGGCGGGACGGGTAGGTCCACAAACTTGAGCCCGCCGCGAGCCAGCAATTCGAAGCCGCCTGTGCCCGGAGCGCCCGATTCTTGACCATCAGCGCGCACGTAGGTCACGGTGTACTGATAGATTCCGGCAGGCAAGCTCCCGCCGATCACAGCAACGAACGGCAGTTTAGCAGGTACCGGTAGACCCCATGCTCGCGCAACGCCATCTTGTACCACGCCGGTCTCGGTGCCGTTGGAGAAGAACACACGGGGCCCGACGGAGGCGTAGTACATGCGCTGATCGAGCGTAAGGTCAGACCGAAGCACGCGCTCGGTAAGGTCTGGCATGACTTGGATGAGATTGCTGCCACCGATCTGTAGCACGGTCATCCCGTTGCTCCAGAGAGAATGCCGAGGCGTCACGATGGTCGTGACTTCATAGCCCTTGCGGCGGCGGAGGCGGAAGGCATCGGTCTGATCGACGTTTAAAGCAACGGCGAGATCGCCCGGATCGAAGCTCTCGATACCCACCGTGTTACGAAGGCCGAGGAACTTGTCGAACGTGAATACGTCCTTGTCTTCGTTAGTAGTAGCCATCTTCCGTGCCTCGGCCCCACCCTTGGAAACGGAACTGCGGCATGGACTGCTGACGACGCTCGCGGTCGCGTTTGGCGATGGCGCAACGCTCGTTGAACTCGGCGACCCATTCCTTGCCGAGCTTGCGCAGCCCAGCATCGATGTCAGCAGTATTCGCCATGCACGAGCCCGCGGCGAACTTCGCCAGTTCGAGATGGTGCTCCTCGGGAACCTCGGGCTCCTTGTCCGGGGCGTCCAATGTCATCGGCACGAGCGGCAGGCGCACAACCGACAACATCAACTTGAGCACCGCGGACGGAGTATCCGGCTTGCGACGGATGCGAATGATGCGCGTGCCCAGATCGGTAGAGAACCGCTGCGGACGACCGGGCGTCTCGATCATTAGCGTGTTGATGTCCCAGAAGTCCGGGTCCATCAACTGCGTATCGGGATAGATGCGGTTGTCGTTGTAGCCGACCCGGATCAGATCGATATCGCTGTCGCTCAGGCGCACGGCCTTCACGAACAGGATCGACTTGTGGAAAGCGTAGTTGTTGACGTTCTCCTGCAACTGAATCTGCGTGACGGTGGGCGTCGTCAAATCCTCGATCACCCACGCATCCCGCGCGAGCTTGCGTTCGGCCTCATTGAGATACCGGAGCACTACCTCGTCCGAAAATAGCTCATCGCTCGCGCCTTCCAGAAGGTCAGCGCGGTCGTCGAGCATCGGACCCGAGATGTGCTCCAGTAGCTCAGAGGTTTTCATGTACTAGATCGTCTCCGTCACCGGGATGTTCGGCTGCGGTTCGACCCGCGCGCCTGCTTCATCCACCGTCTTGCCGAAAATCTGGAACGGGAATCGGCGGGCTTTGCGCCAGCCTTCATACCCGGCCGGGTTGCCGAAGGTGTCCAGCTTGATGATAGGACGTTCCTCGACGGCATTGCGCAGGACATCGACGACTTCCTCCGGCACCTCGACGACCTTGCCACGCTTGATCTGGTACATGCGGCCGTTGACCTGCACCGGTACCGGATCGACTTCGTTGGGGTCACGTGCTTCGTCGATCAGGATCGCGAAACGCTCCCTGCCCTTCGAGCGCGATTCGTTCGCGCTGTTGCGGTGCTGGTCGAGAAGTTGCGCAGCATCGCGCTGCTTTTTCTCCGTCTCCAGAACCCTGATCCGTTCCATCAGTTGTGGGACGGTCAGTTCCACTTCATTGATGCCACCGGCTGCACCGGCATTCGCTTCTGTGTTCATTTCCCCCTCCTTCTGTTAAGTTGGCCTACTAGGTACCCTTGGTCACCGCCTCCTCGAAGGCTGCGGCGTAATCGTGCTCGGGAAGCTGGGAGAGTGCTGTCTTCACCAGCTTCAATACCTCGGCGACGCTCTTGGCGGCATAGCTCTCGGTGCAATCGCCGATGTACGGCATGCTCGGTCCATTTTTGGACTTCGCTGCCTCGGCTTGTTTCTTCTTGATCTCCTCCATGTCGGGAACTTCGACCATGAAGCCATTCTCCAGCGGTTTGATCCGGATGACGTAATCGCCCATCATATCATACCTCCCTTGAAAAAAGACCCCGCGCCGACGTGCGCCGAACGCGGGGTCTTGTAGGTCACGAACCGCCGATTAGGCGACGGCGACCCAGCGATACTGCTTGTTTTGCAGGTTCGAGCCCGTCGCGATGGTCACGGTGAACAGAGGCTCGGCACCGGGGATCACGGTCTTCGTGTCGTTGATGATCGTGCTCGGGCCGGGATAAGCGACGTTGTTCACGACGCCCGCGTTGGTTGCGTCCGGTGTGCCCGATCCGCCATCACGGTTGCCGGTAGCCGAAGCGATCACGATGATCGAACCGGTGTCCAGAGTACGCGTGCCTGCGGCCACGGTCAGGAGGGTATTGGCATCGACCATGCCTTCGTACTTCTCCGCTGTGATCCGGTCGGTCTCGTTGACCCACTGGAAATACGTCGGCAGGAAGCCGAGGGTGATGACGAGCGCGCCGGGAGTGCCTGCGTCGTCGAAGTGACTCCCTTGGGCACGCTTGACGATGCCTTGGGTTTGAAACTGGGTAGCTGTGATTGTCATGCGCGTCTCCTTTTCTGAATGGGGTTGGATCAGCAGCCGGGGATTAACACCCCGGCGTCACCGATTAGTTCGTCGCGGCCACTTCGGCGCGAACCATCCACGCGTCGTTGAGGATGACCGAGTTCTGCATGGTCTTCCAACCGGCCGTACCACGCTGACCGAGGGGGTCGCCCGCGGCGGGCTTCGGGTTCACGACCATGATCGCGAGGCTGTCCTTGCCCTTGAGCGGGACGATCCCGTAGGCATCCTTGGCGAGATACAGCACCGGATACACGTCGGCGAGGGAACTGCCGGTTGAGATCATGGCACCGGCCGCACCGCCAGCGTTGGCGAACGAGGTGAAAATCGTCGAGCGCAGGTAGCGCACGTCTTCGACCGCGCCGACTTCGTTGGCGAACGGTGTCACCGTCCCGTACTGCTTGGTCGGGATGAAGCCGGTGATGTTGCGGATGTCGTTCTCCACGTCCGGGTGAACCAGACCGATGAAGGCCGCTTCGACGGGCTCCGTGCGGAAGTCCGGTGTGGACTTGACGACGGAGGTGATCATCTTCGCGTTCTGGCGCTTGAGGGCACGGGTCGCCTTGCGCTGGAGTGCCAGCGTCAGCGGGGTGTTCACATCGGTACGGAGCGAACCGTTCGCGAGGAAGACGTTGGTGCCCGCCTTGATCACGTTGAAGCGCAGCGTCTCGACGGTCTGGGCGGCTTGTTCGCCGAGAACTTCCGTCAGTTGCTGGAGAAACGGGTCCTCGTGGGTGTCTTCGATCACGTCCGAGAACGGAACGAAGTCGCCGTACTGCTGAAGGGTCACGGAAACGTCGGTGACCGTCACGCGGCTACCGGCGGGCGTCACACCTTCGACGAGCGGGGTCAGCGCGAACGGCAGCGAATTGTACCGGCGGAACTTGGCGACCTTCGTGCTCTTGTTCGGCATGACATAGGTCTGGCCGAACTTTTCGAGGACGAGGTAGGGGACGCCGCGAGCCAGCATTTTCGCGACGGCGTGGGCAGCGGTCCGGGGTGTGATGTCTCCATAGACCATGGGGGATGCGGACATGAGTGTCTCCTTCTGTTAAGTGATTGGGGGAATTACGCGCCGAGTACCGAAACCCACTTGCCCGCGGCGATGTCGATCAGGATACGCCGCTTCGTCGCGGCGATAGCCACACCGGTCGTGCTCGTGATGCCATCGATGGTCTCCGTGGCCGCAGCGTAAAGCTGCATGGAAGTTGCGCCGGAAAGATCGTCGTTGATCACCACGTGCGTCTTGCCGGAGCCCGTAGCCGCCGGAAGGATCGCCGAATCCGCGGCGTTTGCCACGATGGTAAACCGGTGAACCGACTTGGTGGCCGATAGGGCAAACGATCCGGAAGCCTGTGTGCCGCCAGCGCCCGCTGTCAGGGTGTCCTCGATGCCCGCCGCGCTGTAGCTGAAAAGAGCCACGCCCAGCGTATCCACGGCCTTGTTCGCGTCGAGCACGACCGCGCTCGATGCCGCTGCCACGCCCGCGATGACACCATGCAGGGTGTTCAGTTCCGCGGCCGTCGCAGTGAGCCCGCCCACGAGGATTGAGGCATCCACGTAGGTCAGCAACTGATCGATCAGCTTCTTGGTTTCGAGATCGATCTGTGCAGCGGCGATGTTGTTGTGACTGATCGTCATGTGAGTGATCCTCCTATTTCATGTCGGCCACTGCCGAGGCGAACGCGCCGTCGAAATCGTTCGGGTCTTCACCCTGCTTCGTCGGCGTGCTCCGCTTCGAAGTCACAGGCGCGAGCGCCGCTGCGGCTGCTTGAGTCGCGGGCGATGCTGCGGGCGCTGCGGGCGCGGCGGGGGTTGATGCGGCGGGGGCGGGCACGGTGGTCGGCGACTGTGGCTGAACACCGGATGATGTCTTGTACCTGCTCACGAGATCGACGACCTCTTGAACATTGCCTTCATCGTACACCCGTTTATACGCTTGCGCCAAGTAAGGCGGTTGCGCAGCGATCCAGCCCTCCAACTTCGGGAAGACCGTATCGTAGTCGGAATGCTTCTCCAATACGGATGACCTGAACGATGTACCCTCGACCGACGAGACCGACTGGGCAAGCGGAGCGATGTCGCCGTAGACTTTCTCCACGATGGCGACTAGCGACCGAGCGAACTTCGCTTCGAGTTGCGCGGTGGCATGCGCCGACATCTTCTCGACGGCCTTAGCAACATCCGGCCATTCCTTGCGGAACGATTCGAACTGCGCCACGTCCTCGGCGGAAAGCACCGGGTCCTTGATCTCCCGTGCTTCCGCGGCGTCGCGGTCGGCCTTCTCTTGGGTCTCCCGCTGAGTCTTCTCGTCGGCGACCCTACGCGCTGCCTCGTCCGCCAGTTGGCGGGCGTCGGCGGCAGGAGCAGCGGCTGCGGCGGCGGGTGCAGCTTCAGTCCCAGTAGCGGGTGCCGCCGGGGCCTCGCTAGTAGCGGTGCCACCTTCGGTCGTAGCTGGGACGGGCGTCGTGGTCGTTCCGCCTTCGGTCGTAGCCGGGGCAACGGCAGGAACAGTCGTCGTAGCGGCGGCTGCGGGTGCAGCTTCCGTCGCCGCTGCGGGCTTCGCTTCGGCTGCGGTCTCGGTGTCTATCGCCGTGATCGCTTCCCCGAACGCCTTGTCGAACTCATCAGGCGTCGTCACTGCTGCGGCCGGAGCCGCTGTCTCGGTAGTCATCTCCCCCTCCTTTGGTTATTCGGCTGCGTCGGGGCGGACTGCCGCCGACGGTCGAGCCGTAAATTCCTGCGGGGCTTTCAAGATGAAATCCATGATGCCCTGCATGCTGTTATATTCTGACTGGTATTTTACCAGATCGGTGCCCGACGCGCCACGCCACTGCTGTAGCGCCTTCTCTCGTTTGATCTGGGCCAGATCAAACAGTGCACGAAGTCCGGCCTCGTGCTTATTTTGATGTACCAGTTGCCGGAGTTCCTGTTCCTGCCCCCTTATCTTCTCCATTGGCGATTGCCTCCACGATAGCGGTGAATGTATCCACCCCAGCAGTCGTGTTCGCTTTCAGCGCCAGCGCAAAATCCTTGAACGCGCCGGAGATGTTCTTGCGAACTTCAGACTTGATGAGGTCCTGTTGATTCTGTGCCGTCATAGCAGCCGTCTGAGCCTGCTCGTTCAACTTCCGTTCCACCTCCTCCTTACCGGCGAGGATGTCGAGCGGCAGGTCGCGTGCCTTCATGCGCTCCTTCAGCATCTTCTCCGTACTGATGTAAATGCGCTCGTCCGGGGTCAGCGTTGTCGAGAACTGATCCAGATGGACGCCGCGAACTTCCTTCGCGATTAGCGAGGTCGAGCCGCGGGCGATAATGCAGTAGTCGCCCTTGATCGTCTCATCGTCATTGAACTGCATGTTCCATTGGTACAGCGACGAGATGAAGCTCGTGGTGAAGTGGTCGAAGTTGCGCACGGTGTCGCGGATCGGGAGAGCGGCGGCACCCATGAGCATCGATAGGTTACCCTGCGTGCGGAGGGCCTCCGAGCCGCCCTTGGTCACGTCGCCCAACGCCGAAGGCGGCAGCGCCGTCTCCGTATCCGCGAACTGCATGAACAGATCGATGATGCTTCGCAGTTCGGGGATGTGGCTGTTGATCGTGATGTTCCGCACCGCGGGGGTGTTGCCGTCCGCGCCGGTACCCTCGCGCATCCAGACCTTGAACGCATGGATGTCGAGCGACTGGCCGGGCGTCATCAGGTCTTGGTTCATCTCCAGCATCGGGCCGCAGACCACGCTCGCGTTGTCCAGCAACATCCGCGCGGCTTCGCCGATGGCGAGCGCGCTGTCGCGCATGATCTGGGGCACGCCCACGCCGAGTAGGTTGATGTCGTCCTCCTCGTAGATGAAGACGTGGTGCGGGCGAATCTTCGCGTTGTACGGATTCAGCTTGGCCTTGAGGAGCACGTTGTCGATCCCCCAGAGGTTAGCTTCGAGTTCGGTCTCCAGCTTATCCTGCGGGACCACGATACCGCACGCAGCAAGATCGTGGCCGGAGACGAATCCCCACCATTCCCAGACATCGTACTTGCGGCCGGTCATCTCGGTCAGGTTCTTGCGATCCCCGCGCGAGCGAATCTCGGTCTCCCACCAAAGTTCCTTATAATTGCCAGAAGGATTCGCACGGAGGTAGAGGTTCACCGCCTCGCTATCGAAGTCGGGGCGCTTAGCCAGTTCGGCCAGTTGGTTGCGCGACATCAGGTGCCGGAAGTAGGAACCATCCATCTGCTTGAAGTTCTTCGCGCTCAGGTCGGGGTACCAATCCCAGCAGTTCGTGAACTCATAGAACGGCATGAACTTCTCGACCGCGGTCGCGATGAGTTTGCCCATGGAGTTACGCGTCCATGTGCGGCACTTCTGCATCTGCACCATGGGGCCCTTGAGCACGCCGACCGAGTAGAGCACGGCGCTGAACACGACCCGACGGGCGAGTGTGATGTACTCGATCTCGTCGAGTTGGTCCTCCATCGTGAGGGACATCTTCTCCCCCTTAGCATCGGCGAAGCTCTTGATCGCGGCCTCGATATCGTCATCCGTCATGGTAGACAGGTCTTTCTGCTGCGACTGGAAGTCAGCGGTCAGGGTGTCGAGCACGTGTTGAAGATCGCCCTCGGATAGATCGGGGAACGGGCTCGCCATCGCGTTCCAGTTCTTCTCGGTCTGCGGGAACATCATCTCCATCAGACGCGCGACCGTGCCCACGACCTTCGTGCGCGTGATCTTCGGGTACGCCTTCGACTGGTCCTCGGGAATGCGCCGCTCGATCTCCGGGTCGTAGATACCGCGGAACTGACGCAGGTTCTTCAGCCACTGAATCTCGGTCTCCCGGCGGTCCTTCTGGTACTGACCGTAGCGCAGGAAAAGGTTCTGGCCGAGATTAGCCATCTTGTTCTTGTCGATCACCGGAACGACCGGTTGGGTATCATCCGCCATTAGGACCTCCTCGTGTACACGCCCTTACGATTGTTCAGTTGGCGCAGCCATTCCTTCCGCGCGTCTTCGCGCTCCGGCTCGTTGTCGCCCTTGAAGAAAAACATGTCCGCGTATTGACCGCCCTCGCAGACGTGGGAGAAGATGTTCTTATCCACCTCCGGGCTGGTCACGCCAGCCTTGGATATCTTCCAATGATAGCCCCCCTTCATGCCCCTGATTAAGTAAGAACAGTTCGGGCTGATCAAGTAGGCCGCGCCCATCTCGGTCCGCTTGGACAGGAAGTGATCGGTCGCGCCCTGCCGGTGAATCGGGTTGTTCGAGTACGCGAACTTCACATTGCGGAAGCCGCACTGCTTGAAGATATCCACGCAGGACTTCTCATCGGTCTGGGCCCCCGTGTTGCCGGACGGGTCGCCGGTCACCCGGATGTTGTAGCCCGCGTACTTGTTGCGGAGCAGCGGCTTCAGGCGCTCGTTGATGGCGCGCTGGAGCCCGAAGCCCTCGGTCTTCTCAGTCACGATCTCGTCGTAGGTCAGCACCCGACCATGCGGGTCCTGCTGTTTGAGCGTCATCGCGGGCGTGCCACCGAAGTCCGCGCCAATAACGAGGAGCAGCTTCGGGTTCGGGCGCAACATCTCTTTCGCCACGTTAAGCTCCGGGTCGAATAGCGGGTGCACCGGCTTACCGGACTTGCCCTGCCCGTACATCCCGAGCACATAGACCTTCACGTACTCATCACTCTTGTCGCGCACCAGCGTCGTGTAGTAGCCGCTCGGCAGGTTCTCGATGTTGTCCGCCTTCGGATTAGCCACGATGCGCCAACCGTTTTTCATAATGTGGTCGTAGGGCTGTCCTTCGGCCGCGCGGATCATGCCTCCCGGCTGTTTAAATATCACCCAGTCGTTCTTCCGGTCCTCGCCGCTATCCGGGTCCACGCCTTCGAGCATCGCCCACCAATAGCTGTTCTCCTCGGGCGGGTTCGTGTCCGCCCAGATACCGGCCCATGTCGCGCCGCCTTCGGACATCCGAGGGTACTGGTTAATCCGACCGTCGAGACCTTCGACGATCTCGCGCGGTATCTCGCGGGCCTCATTGATGTACGCGCCGGTCAGTTCGAGGGAGAGCAGGTTCTTCACGTCGCTCGCGTCATCGAGCGCGCGAAACATCACCTCGGCCTTAACGTCGCCGAACTCCAGATAGAACGTCTTGCCGGTCTCCTTCCACCAACCACAGGAGCCGTCGGGGAACCAGTCGAACCATGACTTCATGGTCGTGTCGCGAAGCTGTGGCATCGTATTCCGCACGACGGCCCAGCGCGAGCGCCGGATGCCATCCTTGCCGGGCTTCTGTTCCTTAGCACGGCGCACGATCTCCACGATGGAGGTGACGGACTTGCCCGAACGGAACGGGCCACAGAGCACACGGAAGCGCGCATTGCAGCGCATGAATGCCGTGCTGGTAGTCGATGCCTTGAAGTTGACGATGCCGCTCATGCTAACTCCGCCCGTGCGGTGATCTGCTCCCGAACTCGCACATGTACGAAATCAGGATCGATCTGAACCGGTGTCGCAGTCGGCTGATCAACGGGCACTCCGAATGCCGTGGGCTTCGGGTCTCCCGCTAGAACCACGGGGTAGACATAGAACAGTTTGCCAAGATACTGTCCTATGAAGTATCCGCCCACATCGAGTGCGCGGTTCTGAACCGGGATCGAATAGGTGAACGTCGTGTGGTGATCCGCCGTGAACACCGCGGGCTTGTAGATCGTAGGCAGATTCCTAAATGCAACCGGCACATCAGGAGGTGCCCAATCGGCAGCGAGCCCCATCTGCTCCTCGATCCGCGTGCCGATGAAGAAGTCTCCTTCATCAAGTCGATGGCCGTCAGTAGGATAGAACGTGAAGACCGAAGTGTTATCGTCCCAGCTATCGGTTGCGGCTGTATAGGTGCGCGTGTCGGCGCTCTGATGAACGACGGTGCCATTCTTGAAGACCACGTGACTCCACGTAATCTCGAACACTCCATCGCCTTCATACATATCCACACCACCGCTGGTTTCAAAAAAGGTCAAGCCTGTGGTGAAGGATATAGCATCGAGAAATAAATACTCATCATCCTCCACTCGTATCTGCGTCACGTGAGGTTTACCGAGGTGCTCCATGAAGCGCCAAGGAATAGAGAAGCCGGGACCCACGGTACCATCCAGCAATGTGAAGCTGGAACCCGCGACTAGAACCTGTATGGTAGTCGGGTATAGGCCAACTGTAAATGGTGATGAGGAAACCAGAGACGGGCGGAAATTAACACCGCCGACTTGAAACGGCAGCGGAGTAGAACCGTCATTGCGCGCAGCAATCAGCAACCCTGTGTTATCGATGTCAGTAGCGAACTGTGTGGTATTGAAAATACCGGGAGTGATGTAGGTATAAGGAACCCCAGAGACGCCGCCGGAAAGGTGGCTCTCCTCAGTGGAGACAGACTCAATCAACGTAAGACCAGTGCCAGTGGGGGCGAACACATCCACCAGTTCGGCATCAATGGAATACCGCTCCATATACATCGCCAATCGAACAGGGACGCCAGCAAATATGAATGCCGGGCGTCGCCACACAATGAACTGCGGCGTATCACCCCGGCGTTGGACCATCCATGTTGCCCCGGTAAATCCGCCGGAAGCCGCCTGCTCAAATGGTAGCGGCCATGCAGCATTTGCACGGGCCAAGAATGCGTTAGCATCAAAGGTAGGAAACACTCCCGCCTCAACACTCGTACTAACCCCCAGAGTACGAATAGAGATTATCGATCCAGCACCCGGAAATTCTATGAACCGGCCCGTTGCAATAGCCTGTTCTCCATGCAGAGTTGTTGGTCCCGCGGCATGGAAGGGGGAAAGTATCGGCGATAACGTCGCGCCCTCATGGCGTTCGATATAGGCGAGCCCTATTCCAAGTTGATCCGTGAACCACGCGGCGGTAGTGTGATCCTTGTCGGCAGCAGTAGCTGTCACCGTGAAGTGAAGGGAATCTGGAAAAGGACCGAAGCTATTGTCGATGGTCTGGCTCAGATCAGGCACATACAACCCTGTGCTCTGGTCGAGCTTCAGACCCATGAGCTTCGAGAACGGCGCGACCCCCGCCACGCCAGAGCCGATGGTAGCCACGAGTACCTCGAAGCGTTTGGTGATAATCCTGATCTTGTCCACGAGCCCGCCCCACCAGATCGTGATCTCCTCACCAGTTGGGAACTTGATCCGGCGCTTGCCGAAGCGTAGCGTCTTGCGCACGCGCTCAATCTCCCGCTTCGCGTAGGGGATCAGCGCCGCGGCTTGCGGACTATCGATGTCAATATGAGGAGGTCTCATTGTTTGGTGATCGTGAACGGTGAGTTAGCGAGTTTATCCATCTCTATCTCCTGCACGCGCTGGATCATCTC